ATCAAAAATTGAGTTTTATAGAAAGACAAAGATCCCAGACATTTTAAAGCGGTTTTTAAAAGAAAAGCAACTCCAGCAACTCCAGCAACTCGAGCGACTCCAGCAACTCGAGCAACTCGAGCGACTCGAGCAACTCGTGCAACTGACTTTTACATCTCAAAGTTACGAAAAGCTACAAATCAAGCAAAACTCAATCATCTACTGCGATCCACCGTATGAAGGGACTGCGGACTACGGAAACCAATTTGACCACGAAAAGTTTCTTGACTGGGCACACGCTCAACGTGAGCCTGTCTTTATTTCTGAGTATGATATAAAAGATCCTCGCTTTAAGGTTGTTTCGCACTCGACGAAACGCTCGATGCTTCATTCAAACAAAGACAAGTGTGTTGATAAGACTGAGAAAGTGTATGCGAACGAGGCTGGCGTAAGGGCTATCTTTAACCGACGCCAGGCCCTAAACTCCAAAGAATCCGTCTCAAATCGAGCCACTCCATAAAACCACTTGCTTTTGTCCCACAATTGTGGGACACTGTGTGTATTGGAGGTGAGTTATGAAATCAATTTATTTCGCTTTATTTTTAAGTTTCAACGCTATGGCTGAGGAGAGTTGGATGGACAAGCCTCCAACTTTTAAAGAAGTCACGGCGGCGGTTTGGGTGAATAATGTTGGACACTCGCTTGACCTAAGAAACCTGGATGAGGAATCAAAGAGAATCAAAACAATCGTCAAGATTAGTGATCAAGTGAGTTGCGTTGGTACACTTGACAGGATTGGCGACTATCAAACTGGCTTCATCTTCAGACGCGACTTTAAGAGCCAAAACGCCGATTGCTCTCATCTCAACGGTGTTTCACTTTATCACATGAAAAACGACTTGCTTCACATATGCGACAAAGACTCAGGTGGACAATGCGCAGTTTACAAAAGGAGCTCAAAATGAGTCCAAAAAAGAAACAACCAAGACTTGTGAAAATTGACGGACGCGCCAATCCTCAACACATAAAGATTTTAAAGAAACACAACGTGAATATCTCTCAACTACTAAGAGACGCAATTGAACAAGCCGCCAAAAAATTAAACGAGCAAGATTAAGCGACAGACCCGAGAGAGGGAGCTTTTGAGCAAAAGGAACCCCCTACCCCCTTAAAAAAAGAAAAGGGTTTTTTAAAGGAAATTCCAGATTTGCGATTAAGCTACAGACCGTCGGTCGGTCGCCCCTTCGCAAGTAATGTAACCCTTGCTAAATTCACCCAGAAAGTCTCCCCTCTGGGCCAAGTGTGCAGGTAGGCACATTACAGCCCTAGACAGTCCACCCCCGTCCCTTGGGAATGTTGTCTAGCCCCCCCTCATGCCACAGCCACACGTTCTTACACGGGGCGCAGAGCTTTTTCATACTCTGACTTCATCAGCTCATAATCCGCGAGAGCCGATGGAAAATAGGGATCTTGGCTCACTTGCATTGCCTCGGTTTAAAGTGAAGCTGGCAATGAAACTCACTTCTTCAAGTTTTTGCGATTGACCAAAGTTTCAAAGCTTGATTTACTGGTTTTGGTCGTTCGCAAACTCGACTCTAGATGCCTTGGCCCTAAAAAGCCAAGGCATTCTTGTTTTTGGAGCTTCGCAAAAAATCAAACCCACCCCACCGACTCATTGGTGGTGAGACTAAAAAGCTTTTTAAGGTTTTTTAGTTTTGAGTAGGATGGATTTGAGTGAAAGCCTTAAGCCAACAGGTCTTAAATAGCCCTCACCAAAGTCTTTTCGTTGAAAAAGTTTTAGTTGTCAATGCTGAAAAATTCAGCTTTAAGCGTGAAGCACAAGGTGGTGAGACATGGAAGAAACGAAATCAATTGATAAGCTTGCGGCTGCGATGGCGAAAGCTCAACTTGAGTTTAAAACCGCAGTCTTTGACAAAAAAGCCGTTTACGGACCTTACGCCTCTTTTAAGTCGGTGAGAGAAGCTTCCGTGGAGGCCCTTTCAAAAAACGGCTTAAGTGTTCTTCAGCCGATTCATTTTGATGGCCAAAACTACTTCCTTGAAACAATTCTTGCTCACTCATCGGGCCAAACGCTTTCAAGCAAAATCAAGCTCATGATCGATCGCCAAAATATGCAAGGACTTGGAAGCGCCATCACCTATGCCAAAAGGTATGCCCTGGCGTCTTTAATCGGCGTTGTAAGCGACGACGACGACGACGCACAGTCAGTGTCGGGGGTAAAGCAAGACGCAAAGCCTGAGGCTTTGAAAGAGCCTGAAAGACCATCTTTTAAAGACTTTAAGAAAGTGCCAAACCTAGCCCCTCAAGCGCCACAAAAGGCCTCTGAAGCTGCAATAGCGCCCCCCCAAGATGTCCCAGATTTTGGTCCGGCAGTTGAGGACTGGCAAAACTACGTTGTTGACTTTTCGACAAAATGGAAAGGCCGCACATTAGATGAAATGGGCCTTCATGAAGTAATGAGCTTTATGGAGTATTTGACGCGGGAAAGCAAAAAGAAGAATGAGCCGCTTTCGGGCAAGGCCGAAGTTTTTGTGAAGATGGCTCAGGCTTTTGCCAAAGACCAAGCCCAAAAAGCTGATCTAAACAACCCACCCGACTGGGTGAATGAGCCTTTGCCTTTTTAATGGGTTGGGTTGAAGTAAGACTTCCGGTGGAGTCGGATTCTTGGTGGAGGGATAAGGTTCTTTTGCCAGCCGATGAGCCAGGTCCACCAGGATACAAGCGCATAATTGTTACACATAAAACTGTTGGTTTTACTTTAGAAGTAGAAAAGCGCCTTGTGAATGTTGGCGAAATGGGACAACGCTTCGAAGAAATCGAACTCAATCGAAAGCCAGTTCGCGAATTGTTTTGTGTGTGGCAAATAATAAAACCAGACGATAAGCCGCTCAAAATCGTCACGCATCACTTCAAAACGATAAAAGTTGGAATTGAGGGCTATAATTTAAGCTCTGGCGTGGCTGAAAAGTGCCAAATTGAAAACGTGAAGGTTTTTGTCAAAGGCCCAACCATCGATGGAGTGTACAAGGTTCATAATGTGCCTTTTGAAATCAAAAACAAAACGCTTTATTTAAAAGATCCTTGGCTAAACGACACCGTCAACATTATCTGGGAGACAACGCATTGGACCTTCAACAAAATGTCGCACTGAAAAAACACTTCGACACACTAAAAAGTCCGCTTTGGTATTCTGAAGATATATCAGAGCACCTAGACGTTCTTTTTGAAATCGCAAAACAATGTTCTCACATAACCGAAATGGGCTTCAGACTTGGCGCAAGCTTTACGGCGCTACTTCTCGCGCAACCAAAAAAACTTGTCACTTACGACATTTACATTCCATCCGAAGTCCAAAAGTTTTTTTTAGATATTAAAGGAAAAACTGAAATTGAGTTTCACCAAAAAAACACGCTCGAAATTGAAATTGAAGAAACTGATTTTTTGTTTATAGATACACTTCACACATACGATCAATTAAAAACAGAGCTTGAACTTCATGGCAATAAGTCCAAGCGGTTTTTAGGCTTTCACGACACAGAAACTTACGCCAGAAAATCCGAAGATGGATTTCAAAAAGGGCTCATGGATGCAATCGATGAGTGGCGACAAAAAAATCCAGTTTGGAAAGTGGTTGAAGATCGAAAAAATAATAACGGACTTTTAGTCTTAGAAAGGCCACAATGGGAAAGCTTACCTTCGACGCTTTAGCAACTGTTCTCTCGGTTGCCGCATGGGTTTTTTATGTGCTTTTAGTGTTGTCTATGGATCATCTGCCGTGGTGAGCTTATGCGTGGCGTTTTGATGAAATTAAAGTTGGCTTATCGAGCGGCAAAATCAAACTTGGCAACGGAGTCGGTTTTGACATCCTTTGTCACCGCACTTCTCATCTTTTACTTCTTTTGGATTATTACGATGGAGAACGTGCCGTGGTGAGTGACTCTGATTTTGGTCCGCACGAATCTTGGTGCGATACGCAGAACAGCATAAGCGAACGATGCAATTGCATTGCCTCAACATACATCGAAAAGATCGACGACCTCCGCGCCGCACTCAAGGTAGCGAGAGAGGCGTTGGAGTTTATTGAGCGCGACCTAGATCAAGTCGGCGTGACGCCAACTGAGATTTGTCACATGGAAAAATGCCGCCAAGCCCTCGCTAAGATCAAAACCATAACAGGAGAAACCAAATGAAAAAAATAGTAACAGTCCAAGAAGTCGAAGGCGAAGGTCTTGAGTCGCTGCTCGGTGAGAGAGTTCTGCTCATGTGCGCAGGATATTTCTACGAGGGTAAACTCGTTGGCGTGAACGAGAAGTGCGTCAAGCTCGAAGATCCGGGCATTGTCTACGAGACGGGGCCTTGGAGCGAAAAATCCTACAAAGACATTCAGAAGCTACACGCTGCTGATTGGTATGTGAGCACGGGGCTTATTGAGTCCTTCGGTAGGTCTAAAAATGGTTAGTCCGAGGAGTTTTAGGATCGAGAGCGGGAGCGGGAGCAGGAGCTGGAGCTGGAGCAGGAGCAGGAGCGGGAGCTGGAGCAGGAGCGGGAGCGGGAGCTGGAGCTGGAGCAGGAGCTGGAGCGGGAGCGGGAGCAGGAGCGGGAGCAGGAGCAGGAGCTGGAGCGGGAGCAGGAGCAGGAGCTGGAGCGGGAGCAGGAGCGGGAGCAGGAGCAGGAGCTGGAGCGGTGACTAACTGGCACAAGCGCCGAGATGAAGCGGCCATCAAACAAGCGAGGGGGGAGTGACTCTCCTCGGCGATAGCCTTGACACCCACTCACCAATATGCTGGCCTTGAGCGAAAAACATGGTGCGATTAAATGGCTTGGATCTTTTTAGCGGAATCGGAGGCATCACTCTCGGATTGTCAGAGTACGTCCGGCCAATCGCTTACTGTGAAATCGACAGATATGCTCAAGGTGTGCTCCTCTCAAGAATGTCTGACGGACAACTGCCCAGAGCTCCGATCTGGGAAGATGTCTCAACGCTCCGAGGCGATATGCTGCCAAGAATCGACATCATCTGCGGTGGGTTCCCCTGCCAGGATATCAGTGTTGCAGGAGTTGGCGTCGGCCTGGGAGGCCAGCGAAGCGGACTTTTTAACCACATCGCAAGGCTTGTCAGCGAAACAAACCCGAGCTTTGTATTTCTCGAAAACGTCCCAGCAATTAGAACTCGTGGCCTCAATGGCGTCGTCCAAACATTTACCGAGCTCCGGTATGATTGTCGATGGACGATTGTATCAGCCGCAGAAATTGGTGCCGTCCACATTCGCAAACGATGGTTCTTACTTGCCCACACCAACGGCAAGCGACTACGGAAAGAACAATGGGCGAAATACGAGGGACCCAGAGAAAAGTCGAGATCGCTGGAGCTTGACTGTCAGAGCTCGCCGCGGGAACTTGCCGCATCATCCTCCTGGCCGTCTAAACCCAGAGTGGATCGAACAGGCGATGGGTTATCCTATTGCGTGGACAGAGCTAAAGCCCTGGGCAATGCAGTGGTTCCGCTCCAAGCAAAAACGGCGTTTGATAGATTGATGGGGTTGACTCGATAACAAGTATATGCTGGCCTTGAGCCATGCTTGAGTACATAAAGCGACAACTAGAAAAATACGACGCGCACATTGACTCCGCAATCCGTGAGATTGAGCGCATTCAAGCAGAAGCACAAGTCTTAATTAAAATGCTTGAGAATCTAAAATCAAACAAACTGGACAAGCGTGATGGGGAGTAGCAAGGTGCAAACATCAACTATTGACTTGATTTTTCTTCTCGCAGCACTCGTCGCCGTGTTTGGCATTTACAAATACCATCAAGCAGAAAAATCCGACTACGCGCAAACGCTTGATCTTATCAAAGACTTAAAAGCCGACCATGAAAGCCTTAAGCGTTTCTCAGAGCGTGAGCTTAAAGCAAACGACGTGGACATCACGACGCATGAGGCTCAGATCAAAGATTTGCAAAAACAAATCGACCAGGTGCAAGAGCACATTGCGAAGCTGCGTGCCAGTTACATGAAGCTCAGAGATCGAGTGATTACTCAGCCACGCAAGGTCCAGATCCAGGGTGCGGTGCCTGTTGAAGTGATGGGGCCTTCAGAAAAACCAAATGTCAAAAAAATCAAAAAGCAGCTCGAAGAACTCTCCAAGTGAGACAAAAAAGCAAAGCATTATGATTTGCACCGACTGCGCCCTTGAGCGCGGTTACAGGTGGCCAATGCTTGACAATGAAGTGTGCGCTAAACTTTGCCCTTGCGAAATGTGCTCAAAAAGGGTTTGGTGTTTTGACTTAGACCAACTTTGGAAGAGTTGGGAAGATCAGCCTCATTTGAAAGACGACTGAATGCAAATCGAAGGTTTTTCTCAACCAAACGAGCACAAAATTTACTTTAGTGGTGAGCCTTTTCGCCATTGGGTAGTGAATAACTTTCTCGACTATGCGTGGGCCAAGGAGCTTTCAGAGACTTTCCCGAAGGCCACTCAAGATTGGTACGAGTACAAAAACCCGCTTGAGAAAAAACGAGCCACCGATAAGTTTGGACTCATTCCCCACGCACACCTCACAACGCTTGCGCTTATGAACACGCAATGGGGCATTTCTTTTCTCGAAAGGCTTACTGGCATCGATGGGCTTATTCCTGATCCTTGGTTTCGGGGTGGGGGGCTTCACCAAATTGAGCGCGGGGGAAAGCTTGACGTTCATGTGGATTTTAACTTTCACCAAAAGCTCAAACTCGATAGACGCCTCAACGCCCTTCTTTATTTAAATGAAAATTGGGAAGAGTCTTGGGGTGGAAATTTAGAGCTCTGGGCTACTGACATGAGCAAGTGCGTGGTTAAAATAGCGCCCATCTTTAATCGGTTGGTGGTTTTTGAAACCACAGATTTTTCCTTTCATGGCCACCCAGACCCACTCAACTGCCCAAAGGATCGAAGTCGAAATTCTCTGGCATGGTATTTTTACTCCAACGGCAGACCTGAGCATGAAAAATCAAAGCCACACTCAACCGTGTTTAAAAAACGCCCTCAAGATCCAGACTCTAAAGAGCTCGATGAATTAAGAGAGAAAAGGTCAAGTGGCAGACTTTCCTAAAGTGTCTTTGATTGTGGTCTCATATTTAAAAGAGGCCTATCCATACTTGAAAAACACGCTGACTTCGATTGAGGCCCTCAACTATCCAAAAGAAATGCTCGACGTGGTGCTAGTGACCAGTGGCGACTGGAAGCCAGAAATCGGCGACTTTAAAGAACTCAATATTAACCACCAACACTCACAATCCCGCCTACACTACCCAGAAGGCGTAAACTTTGCGGTGAGCCACTCAGATCCAACTTCAAAACACCTTATGCTTTTAAACGACGATGTGATTCTCACAAAAGACTCTTTAAAAGAGCTTGTGGTTCACGCCGGCGACGCCCCAATTGTGCTCGGCCCGATTTCAAACTGTGATCAGTTCTTAAAGTACCAGCTTTTTTTAAATGTGATTAAAGACGGCAAACCCTACCCCATTCGAGAGCGGTTTTTCCGTATTGAAAGGGTTGAAGAGCTTGGCCTTGAAAGCTTTATCAACACGCCCTTTTTATACCCCCCAGGTGTTATCAAGCAGGATTTTTTGTGCTTTTACGCCACCCTCATCCCAAGAATCGTCTGGGACATGGTGGGCCCACTCGATCCAAACTTTAAAACAGGCCAAGACGATATTGATTACTCGAGACGGTGCGCTCAAAAAAACATTCCAATGGCCGTTTGCCTATCAAGCTTGATTTGGCACCACGGTGGCGTTAGCGCAGACTTAAGTCTAACTAACGAGATCAGGAAATTAAATGTGGATTACTTTGTAAATAAATGGGGACAACTTCCCCCCTAGACTTTTCAGATTTTGACAAAAAATTAAAGTCAACCATGTTTTTTTGCGTTAAAGTTGTGACAAGGGGGGCCAAGCATGGAAGCTTTAAAAATTGATCATGAAGAAATGGAAAAGCTAAAAAGGCAAAGAAAACAGGCCCAGGAAAACTTAAGCTTTGCAAGAGCAAGGCTTGAGATGATTGACCGAATGATTGAGGACTTAAAAAAACCAGCAATGGACGTAAGGATTTTTGAGCCACAAGATGAGTGAAGAAGAAAAAAAGCCTCGTTTTAAAAGAGGCCTTCGAACTTTTGAGGGCGAACATAAGTTTAAAATGCAATACTGCGATATGCTCGAAGATCACATGGCCAAGGGCTTATCTTTCGAGGCTTTTGCTGGCGTGATTGGTGTGGGGCCCGTCACCTTATATCGATGGGCCAAGCGTTATGAAGAATTCAAAGACGCTAAGGAAAAGGGCTTTGCTAAGTCTAGGCTCTTTTGGGAAAAACTAGGCGTTGCGGCTGCGGCCGGCAAAGTTAAAGACTTCAATGCCACAGCGTACGTTTTTAACATGAAAAACCGCTTCGGCTGGCGCGATAAAGTGGACGTGAGCGTTGACGGACAAATCGAGCATGAACACAATCACACCCACACCATCGAAACCAAAGCCCTCATTGAGGAGTTAAGCCTTGTACTCCAAAACCCTACTGCCGAAAGACTTCCCATTCTCGAAGTACAGCCGATCCACAGTGAAGGAAGCCCTGAGACAAGCCTACAACAACTCGCTTTGGCACACCGCAACTAGGCTTCTAGGCTATAAAGACCTGGAAATGGAAACCCACTTGCCTATCATTCAGGCGCTTGAAAGTCCAACGCCTCGGTGCTTGATATGCGTTCCACGTGGAACTTTTAAAAGTTCAATCGTGAGTGTGGCTTATCCGATTTGGCGGCTCAATCGCAATCCAAACCTGAGGCTTTTCTTAGACTCGGAGCTTTACTCAAATTCTGTCAATTTCTTACGAGAAATTCAGGGGCATTATTTATCTGAAAAATTCATCGAAATTTTCGGTGATTTGAGGTCTGAGACATGGAATCAGTCGGAGCTTATCGTCTCAACCAGGACGAAAGTGTTAAAAGAGCCAAGCATTTTGGCTGGGGGAATCGGGACCACCAAAGTTGGCCAGCACTATGATGAAATTATCGGTGACGATTACAACTCCCCCAGAAACTCTTCGACACATGAGGGGCGCAAAAAGGTTATTGATCACTACCAATACAACACTTCAGTTTTGGAGCTTCACGGGCGCTACACGATTGTGGGCACGCGCTATGCCGAGGACGACCTGATTGGATTTATCCTCAAAAATGAAATAGGACTTGAAAACCAAGCTGACGTGTTCAAAATGAAAAAAACCAATGGGGTGATTTATGCTTAGTCCGTCTTATGGAATAACCACTAGAACCTTGAGCATCGGGCCAAGCCTTTTGGTGGGCTTCACTCAAAGTCCAAACGTGGTTTGGAGTCAAATTAGACACGTTGCTGGTGGCTCGCTGCTTATGGGCGCTCAAGGCCTAGCCCATGCAACTTTGCTTGCGACTGGAGCAATCTTGCCAGCATCGGGCTCAAAATATGAAGAAATTTGGGGACCAACGGGCTTCGCTCTGGCAGCCGTTGGCGCCACTGTCACTTGCTCGGTGGTGAGAGGCCTTTCTCAAGGTTTTGACGGACAATACTAAAGCCACCTTAAAAACATGGCAAAAATTAGGTGGGCAATGGTTTATGAGGGGGCTTATCGCTCAGACGGCTCCCTATTTTTCCCCCAAAGGCTTTCAAAAGAAAAGCTTGAAGAGCTTCGAAGAGCCATGGGGGTGTATAAATACACCAACCAATACCTTAACCAAATCATCCCAGACGAAGAGCAAGACTTTAAAAAGTCCTGGCTCAA